GTTTCTGTTTTGAAAGATGTCGCCAACGAAGGAGATGCCGAAATAGATGGAGAAGAATTACCAAACTCAGCATTTAATAGAATTCTCGGTAATCAAGGAACATTCTCTGACCAACTAAGAGGACCAACCACTTCAAGTTCTCGTAGAGATGGTGGATACGAAACAACACAACATTCCAAAGTAACAGGAATAAAGTCTTCTGGTGGATGTTCTATTTCTATAGATGATGGCAGTGTAGCAGATGATGGTACGATTCATCCTGAGCAAATAAAAATAACAACATCGTCTGGTGCGGCAGTAACGTTAGACGGTGGAAACGACTTTATTTACATAGTCAATAGTTCTGGCTCTGGATGGGTAGAAATTGGAGCAAATGGTGAAGTTATGGTATATGCGAAAGGCTCGTTGAATATGAGAACGCAGAAAGACTTTAATTTGAGAGCAGATAAGAATATAAATCTGGAAGCAGGAGAGAACATCAACATACACAGTATCGAGGGTAATACAAAAATTAACTCAGACAAAGAATTGCATTTACGAAGCAAAGGCACCCAATTTTTACAAAGTGAAGCAATGATGAATATCAATGTTGGTGTAGATTGTAGAGTAACCACAGCGGGATTATTACATCTAAATGGACCGGAGTCACCAAAATCAGAACTTATTATATTAACTGACAAATCAGATATCGATGAAAACTTAGAATCAACAAAACTTAAAGGTACAATAGTTTCTGAGATGCCAACACACGAGCCATTCATTAGACCTCATGCTAATAAATTAACAACTAGTGAATTTGCTATATCAAAAGCAAGTGATGACGGTAAAGCGAATATGGAGTAAACCATGATATACGATAAAAGACAAGGCTCATTGCTAAATTATATACAAATGCCATTAAATGTTATAACAGATGTTGGCACATTTTTAGGTACAAATTACCACGAAAATGGAAATCCAAATTATATTCTTTCTCATATACGGGTTCAACTTAGTGACTTGAAAGATTTAACATTTTCATCAGTGAGCAAAGATGCGATTATACTAGATAACACCCCAACTACTACAATTGTTAATAATGTAATAGGATATAATTATAATATCTCAGATACTGAAATAGAGTATGGATATATTACTGTGGCTTCCACTCGTGTAGATATATCAACAAACAAGATAACACTTGGTGCCTCTCGGTTTATTTTAGAGAAACAACTAAGAAATATTGGAAATGTACTAGAGAAATTCGTTAAAGTAAAGATTGCACAACCACATTATGATGCGTTACTATATCACTTTTTTTATGAAGGCGTAAGTGCGATAGAAAATAGCCCAATCATAAAACTTATAAATGCAAAAGACTGGTATTCAGTAACAGATGAAATTCAAAGTAATATAAAAAAGAATGGCAAAGTAAATGATAAACTGGCACAAAGAAAGATGAAAACTGCCCAAATGTTCAGTTATGTTCCTGGTGTTTAACGCTTATCTATAACTTTATCTGCTAGTCCAAACGCAACAGTCTCTTCAGCAGACATAAAGTTGTCTCGCTCCATCGCTTCAGTCAACTCTTCAAATGTCTTTCCGGCAGTATTGTGTGATACATAAATTCCAGTAAGTCTTTCTTTCATCTTAAGAATTTCTTTAACTTGAATTTCCATATCAGTTGCTTGTCCACCTGCTCCGCCACTTGGCTGATGAATCATTGTGCGACTATTTGGTAATACATATCGTTTACCTTCAGCGCCTGCTTGAGCAAGTAATGAACCCATGCTACATGCTTGACCCATTACAGTAGTTGACACTGGAGATGTAATAAACTGCATTGTATCGTAAATTGCCATGCCAGATGTCACTGCACCACCTGGTGAATTGATATAGAAATGAATATCTTTTTCTGAATTCTCTGCTTCTAAGAATAATAACTGGGCACAAATCAAGTCTGCCTGATAGTCATTAACCTCACTAGTCAAAAATATAACTCTTTCTTTTAATAAACGAGAGAAAATATCGTAACTACGCTCTCCATTTGCTGATTGGTCAACGACCATTGGTACTAAATTTGGCATTAGATGTTATCCTTGTGGTATTATTGCTATTATTTATATGTATAATAACATTATTAAACCCAAAAGTCAACATAAAAACTACGAATATTATGTGGAGATAAATACATGTAACATAAACTACAGAGAAAATAAAAGTTATGGCAACATTCGCAGGGTTTAGTACCAAAAATATAAATGCAATAAATCACGAGTTACAAGACAAAGACTTAGTGATTGAAGACCTCATGAATAATATCATGACCCGTAAAGGCGAACGTGTGATGTTGCCCAATTATGGGTCGATTATCCATGAAATGAAATTCGAGCCATTAACTGAAGAAACAACTGATTTAATTAAAGAAGATTTAACAAATATTATAAATGATGACCCGAGAGTTAACTATGTTAGTTGTGAAGTTACAGACTCGGACCACACAATAAACGCTATGTTAAGAATTGAAATTCTACCATCAAACGAAACCGTAGAATTAAGTATAGACTTAGATAGAGAATAATAGAGAGACAATTATGAGCCAAGAACGTACAGACAATCTATTCGCAAGTGAAAGTTGGACAGCAGTATATACTGCATTTTCAAATATCAGTCTTAAAGCATATGACTTCGACACTATCCGAACTGCCTTATTAGATTACACAGCACAAACTTATCCTGAAAAATTTAATGACTTCGTAGCAAGTTCTGAATTTATCGCAATCTTAGATTTAGTTGCATACATGGGACACAGTCTATCATTCAGACTAGATATGAATACCCGTGAAAACTTTATGGACACTGCTGAACGTAGAGCCAGCATTCTTCAAATGGCTAAATCTCTGGGTTATAATAAAACTAGACCAATTAACGCAAAAGGATTTATGAAAATCTCAAGCGTTTCAACAAACGAGGATGTCTTAGACAACGAGGGAGTATCTCTAGCAGGCAAAACTATAAATTGGAACGACAGCAACAATGCTGACTGGTATGAGAACTTTATTAGTATTTTAAACTCTTCATTCGCTGGAAATACAAAAATTCAAAATCCAGCATCTACGTTATCAGTCGATGAAATAGATTATTCTTTGTATGAAATAAATGAGGCTTCAAGTGCAAAAAACATAAATTATTCATTTAACACACCAATTGCAGGTACCACTAGAAACTTTGAGGCTGTGCGTGTTGTTTTAGACCAGACATCAGATACAATTTACGAAGATGAACCAAATCTTTCTAAAAACTTTACACTTGTAAATAGAAACGATGGTTTGGGTTCTTCTAGTGATAGAACAGGTTTCTTTGTTTATGCGGTCGCTGGACAATTGGGGTACGAAGACAAGAATTATACATCAGTAATCTCAAATAGAAGACAAAAGATATCTGAAGTAAATATATCAAACAGTGATGTTTGGGTTACGAAAGTTGATTCAAATAAATCATATCTTTCAAGTGTTTCTAAAGTAGACAACCAGAGTCGTGAAACTGCAATATTTAATGCGTTACGAACAGGTTCTGGTGATATAGTAAGTGTTAGTTCAACTGACAACAATTCAATAGAATTAACTTATCCAGATGGAGTATTCGGTAATGCCGCATCTGGTGGATACAGAACATGGTTCAGAACAGTAGACAATGATAACTTTTCTGTAGAAGCAGATGATATTAATAATGTAGCAATCACAGTTCCATATACTGGCAGTGATAACCGAATATATCGATTAACATTTACACTAACAAGTACTAGAGACTTTACTGAAAACTACTCTGGTGAAACATACGCAAGTGTACGTAGAATTGCACCAAGAAGTTATTACTCACAAGATAGAATGGTAAACGCACAAGATTATAATGTTTACCCATTAACACTTGGTACTAATGTTGTCAGAAAATTAAAATCAGTTAATACATCATTCGCAGGAAACTCTCGTTACTTTGAAATGGATGACGTGTTAGGTCATCATTCAAATTTAAGTGTAGCAGGCACTGACGGAAGTTTATTTGTCGAAGACGAAGTAGTAAAAGTTCCCTTAAGTTATAACAAAGAACAAGGCAAAAGTGATAATTTTATAAGAAACGAACTCACAAAAGCAATCAAACATCCAGGCCTGTTAAATCAATTTTACTATAAAAATCACAGTGCTGTTGGTATAAATGTCGCAGTGGCAAAATCATTTACGGCATCATCAAGCGATTCGATGGTAATAAATTCTACGATAGGTAATACGGTATTTGAAGGCGACACATTTCAACTGAGCGTTGGAGAAACAACAACATACGCAACAGTTGTAACGGTGGGAAAAAATCTTAGTGACAATTCTGCAAATTACACAATAAACAAATCGATACCAGCAGATGGAACTATTATAAAAATTATAAGAGGTGTAAGAACAAAATTCACAGATGATGAAGTCGCCGCAATAAAGGCTAAAGTAGATAGCGTTTCTGAAACAACGTTTACATTGAAGTATGCATTAGTAGCCGGAAAGCCACAACAATGGGAATGGCAAGTTCACACAGGTTCTGCGCCATCAGAGATACATGTAGTCTTTAACTATACTTCTGGAATTAGAGACAACGAATCAGAATATATAGCAGAATTCACAGGCAAGAATGTAGCATTTGAAAGTAGAGACCAAGTCAAGTTCTTCTATGGCAACATCACAAATGTAGTTGATAACGAAACGAATCTATCTCAGAGAGACACTATATTTCTAAACTACTTATCAGACACGACTACCAATGAATATGACAATTCAGAAGTTGCTTCATCAGTGACTGTAGGGCAAGCACCAATAACAGGCTTAGTTAACTGGCCCGACTCAACTACCGGCCCAGGTGCAGAATTTAAGGCAGTGTATCAATACACTGGTGCAAGAGAAACATATAATTTCGTTAATACAAATCCCGCAGTTGGTGACAACCAGTCGTGGTCACATACTCTTGTGTCGCCTGATGGAGTTGAATATCCATTAGCGGCAGCAAACATACATTCTCCCACTTCAGATTCAGGTAAGATTATTGGTGACGCAACAGACCAACTAACAGGTGATGGAATTGATACTCTTACTTTAAGAATTGATGACCTGACTACCGTAACATCTTTAGATTCAGAAATAGGCCTAGACCAGGCAGTAACTGCCTCAACAGACACTAATTTGTCAAATACAAACATTACTATCAACTACTCTGGCGATGAAGAACATTCTAACGCAGATAGTAGTTTTGCAACAGTCAGTACGGCTGATTTAAATACCTTCGGTTTTAAAGGAAAACCATCAACAACTTATTTTAGTAATGCTGGTAGTAAATTTTCGTTTATTGATGAAGGAGATGGTATTGAACAGAGTGGCACAGGAATAGTGACATCATATGACGCTGGAACTACAGAGTATACATTTACTTTACCATTTCAACATGCAGACACAGACCCAGGCACACCCGGCAATCAGAACCAGTTAAAC